TCACCTGATTGTGTTCCAAGCCAACTAGGTTGTGTTGAATACACGCCTCCTTTAATTGTGCTGCTAAGTCTGATACTATTTGAAAATCGGCCTTCTATTAATGTATCACCTTCATATGCCTGAAGCAATGATATTTCTTTTTCTCCAAAACTAGTTTTAGGTACATATGGACTATTTGATGGTGAAATTCCTGGTAATAGATTAGCATTAACATTTGAATTTAAAGAAAATGATGCCAAATAATACCATTGTGTATATATTGTGTCTGCTTTATTTTCCGCAGAAAAACCTTGTACAATTAATACATGCTCGCCTACTAGCGGAATTTGTTTGATGTTATTATTAAATGGAATTACTTGAAGTTCCTGACGATTATAAAAATCAGTATATGTGCTTACAGTAATTTCATAATTGTTCCGGGTATCATACTCATATGTAGTTGAATGCGGATCGGCAATAACTTCTGCAATATGAAATTGAACATTATCCATCGACGTCCTTTTCTATTTTGCTTTTAACCATTGAAATACGTTCGTTTAATGCAGTATCTTCAGAGGTTATAGATTCTAGTTCATCTTCTAATTCAGCCGATAAAGTTTTTTCAGCAATTTTCATGAGTTGCTGTTTTTCTTCATCACTTAAAAGACCATCAGCTCCCGCAATAGTTTGTTTGGTTGATATAAATCTTTGAACGATTGCAGTTAATTTAACAAGGTGATCGTCATTCTTAACTGCAACGTCTAGATATTCTTTGATTAGTGGAACTATAACAGTAGCATCAGATGCATTGCGAATCAACGGTTGCAATTGTGCTATCAATTGATTAATTTGTCTATCTTTTTTTTTAGAATTGTGATAGACATCGGACATCAAGTCTGCAAAGGTAGTCCCTTTGAATAATTCATCATTCTTGTCCATATCGTAAAATCCTTTAATATAAATATCAAAAAGGCAATTTTACGAAGTTTTGTTGTTCATACTCGCGAAACTTGTCAGTGTATATTTGTTTTAATGTTTTAATTACTCGAGTGATATTATTTGTTTCCAATCCCGTACGTTCTCGAATAAAAATATAAAGTGCTTTTTTATTGAAATCTTCAATATTTTCTCGTTCTTCAAAAATATGCAAAACTGAGTCAGCTACATGAATATCTACAGAGCTATTAAAAATATAATTTAAATTTTCATAGCAATAATCAATATACGCATCCATAAAATATTTCAATGTTTCACGCATATCATCATTATGCATTTCTGTAATGATATTTCGTTGATCATCTACATTTATTTCTAATGCATTTGATTTCAATTTACTATAAGCCTTTTGATTCTCAGCAATTAAATAATTAAACGATGTTCTAGTATAATAAGAATATGCTTTACCTGAATTAGGATTAAATTTGTTTAATCGCTCAGTTAGATAAGTAACTAAATCTGTTTGCAGATCTACAAACGTTGAATCAATATAAGTTGGTTTAACTTTATTAATAAGATTTTCTGCCATCTTCATGAACGCAGGATATATAAATCTTCTATAAATCTTTTCTCGTAAAATTTGACTACTATCACTTCGATTATAAGCCGATATAGCAAGGTCTGTTATTTTGGTAAAGTAAACATTACTTTTTTTCTTCTGTCTCGTCATTAAATACGTCTTTTAGTTCGGTGATTGTTTCTTTTAACATTTGGAATGTAGTCCCTGCCTCATCTTCTGCTTCAAATGCACCTAACCGGTCTATTTCTTGCATTACATCATATGATTGTGAAATTCGGCTATACATGTATTCATTAGTCATTTCTAATTCTTCAATATATTCTTGTGCTTCTGCTAACATTCCGGCTAAATAATAAGCCCTATAACCACAATATACTATTGCAGCAAATAATAATACAGATAAAATTGATAAAAATATCATAATGAATCAGAGGTGTTAAATGAATTAAATATATTTGATATGTCAGTTAATGTTTGTCCTACATTTGGGTTTGATTCTGCTAAATTTTTCAACCCATTACTTTTTGTAATTTTTGATTTTTCAACAACTGGAGTAGGTGTACCATCTTTAAATTGTTTCCAACGCTCATATTCAATTGTAGATGCCATATGATCTGCATGATGCAATATAATTGGTAAATTTGTTTTTAGTTTTGATTGAGGTGATCTAGAAACAAAATATGGTTTATTTGCTTCATCATACATTCCATCATGAATCTTGATTGCTTGATATTCTGTCCAAGACAGTTTAACATCATATTCTTGCAACAACCAAACTGATAGGTCTGGTACCATTGCAAATGGAATTGCTGCATTTGTTTTGTAAAGCTTTCCTTGATTCTTTCGATGCCAATCTGAAGTTTCTGTTTGATATACTTCATTGCCGTTACCTGGAAATCCTGCCTTGCCTAAATCATGATGCATTGCTGCAAACATCATTTCTTCAACCGTATAGCCTGCCATATTAGCACCCATACCTGCCCAAGCTTCATGCAAAGTTTTAACACAATCCATAACTCGAAGTACATGATCAACATAGCCGCCGGCAAATGCATTATGAAAATGTTCCATGGAAGAAGCCGGCATAAATACCATGCGATCTTCTAATTCATCATACATTTTATTTAATGCATCTTTACGAGACGGAAACAATGTGTTTACACTATTGCGATAATCTTCCCAATTAGATTTAATTTTTTCTGCTGTTAACATAAATTAGTTTTACTAATAATATAATGAATTATTTTCTAATTTCCAATACCTGGCCATTAACTAGCTTGGATGTGCATTCCCAACATGTAATTGCTGTAGCCTTTGCATCAACCCGGGTTGACACATTGTTGCAATATTTGCATTGTAATTTTTTATATCCTTTTGGTGGAGGAGTACTTTTGGAGTTTGTCATAACATTGTTTTTTTGATTATTCTCTATCTAAATGATAGCGAGCTGAATCTAATTTTGTCATTGCACGTGCTAAATTGTCTAGTGCTGAATTTTTGTCGGTTGTGCCTTCTCTGAGTGCTTTGCCTACCATTTGAATGATGTTTCTTGCATCTTCAATGTCATCTGTAATTTTGTTTTTGCTTTTCATATGTAACCTTTCTTTATTTATTATAAATATATTATATTAAAATTATTGGTGATTTTTTGCAACACTCAACATTGATATTTAATAGTGCCTGCTCTTTTGCTTTGGCTTCAACCATAATATCCAATGAATCAACACCATATGTGTTTGGTGTAGTTAAAATATAATCTGCATGTGCTGCCTCACGTATTTTTGTAAATTCTTTGTATTGTTTTTGAAAGGTTGGCCACTTTGGCAAATCTTCCAATGAGATGCCATGATGTGCAAACATGCGTTCTATAAGGGTTTGGGACTCTCTACGGCGTGATTCTGAATAATGGGTACATTGGGTTACATTATGTCGATCCCAAGTCTCTCGTGCTAAAAAGAAGGCTTCGCGTTCGGATAAGTCACCAGTATTGAAAGTGTGATGCCAATAGTCAAATGTAACGGGAATTGCAATTTCTTGATAAAGCATCTCATATAAGTCTCGTACGGAATACATGGAGGCCTTGTCATCATTTTCAATAACTAGTCGCGATTTGCAAGAATCTGATAAACGATCCCAATTATGCAACCATCTTGCAATAGTACCGGGCTTATCATTATAAGTAGCACCTACATGAATATTTATCTTGTTTTCAAAGCTAGGAGCAAAGCCCATAAGATCAAATAGTTCAGAATGTCTTTCTAGGCTAACAATGCTATTATCAACAACTACAGCATCGGGACTACCTAGTATATGGAAAGGACCAGGATGTGTTGTAATGCGATGGCCATGCAATTTTGCATAGTCGCCGGCAGCACGAAGATGTGTGGTAATTTCTGCAATGCCAGGTAAATCATGTAACTCGTAATGATTCCACCGAGGAAAGAGTTCTGATCCTAGACGGAACAGACGAATATCATGTGCCTCATTCCATTCTAGTATAGTTATCAAATCTCGAGCATTTGCTAACGCAATGTCAGATGCTAATTGTAAGCCGCCTTGTTTAAACTTGCGATCAATTAAAGAGCGACCCGTACGGATGCCTTGCTGTCCAAGCTCCATATTAATACATGCATATCCCGTTCTAATCATAGTATTTTTATATATAATATGAAATTTATTTGGAAAATCAAATATTTTTTATTTTTCTTTTATTTTTTTTTTGCTTATATTTATATAAAAGAAACTAAAAGGAATACGAATGAAAAATACATTAGCTGAAAATATGCTTCGATTTGGCGTAAAGAATTTATCCAAGTCAGATGTTAAAAAAATTAATGAATCGTCACTGTTAACAGAAGGCTTTAAAGGACAAGACGGTATTACATATGCATTAAACTTTAAAGATCAATTCGCGTTTGACACGTACGTTACAAATTTTCCGCAAACTGTCGGTGCAACGCCACCATGGGTTTATGGAGCGCCTGAAGCTAACAGAGCAGCTGCTGGAGCAAAATGGAGCACTGAACGATTTAATTTAATGAAATGTATCATGTTGGCCATGGCACACCAAGGATATACGCCGAAATTTTTAAATTCGTTAAAATACACAGATGTTGTTGGAATTTTAGCCAAGTCAGCACCAGTCCTTAGTAAAGCATATAATTCTAGTGCAGATACTAATTTTTCAATGGGATTAAGTGATTTTCAAAGTAGAATTAAAGATTGGCAAAAAATGATTGCACCAGATCCTGAAAATAAAGCTAAACAAATACCATATTGGGATCATTTTCGAAACGTATATCTAGTTCCAATAGTTGCAGCTAAGACAGCATTAATAGTTCCTAAAGCAGCAACTCCTGTGAAACCAGCTCCCCCTGTTAAAAATTAAAAATATATTAAAGTAGTAAGCCCACCTGCAGAGATGGGCTTTTTTACTGTTCATAAAAACAATTTAAAAAATTGTAAAAGCTTTAAATACTAATAATTCAGTTATACTTCCATTATTTTCAAAATAGGCAGCGTTGCTATTGCAAACTACAATTCCATATATGAAATCAAATTCATTATTAGGGTCTGTAAATTCAATTTCAAAATCTTTATCTGATTTTTTATTGTTAACAATAAAATTAACTCGAATTAGTTCGCCGCCTGCAGTTTTAAAAATACACACATTATGTGTAAAATCAAGTTTATATGAAAATGTAAGTGGTAAATCAATCGGTAGTTCTATATCCGGGTGATTTAAAATCTCAGATAGTGATCTATCATTTGATCCGACAGCATCCGCTGTTTGAAATACAGTAATGGTAACTACTTGAGCATTATTTGAAAATGCTACTACTGCAAAAATTGCGGAAAGAATTAAATTTTTCATGATATAAATTTTTAAGTGGTTAATTATACTATATAATAAGATATATAATATTAATATCCAACCAGAACGCAAAAAAAGTTTAATCTTTTTTTACAAATCCACTTAAAAAATCTCGTTGACGTTGTATTGCTATATCTAACTGTTTGGGTTTAGAAACTCTTCGTTTTGGTGTATCGTGTTTATTGTCTCCATCAATGCCAAGTTTAACGTCCAAATTTGTGCTGTTTCTTGCGGATCCACTGTTTGAATCTTTTCTACTAGCTTCATCATTATTTCTTCTGAGTAAGTTACTATTGCTCGAGCTTTTATTCGTTGACCGATCGATGACGAGAGGAACTGTTGTAGTTGTTCTGGGCTTAGCATCGTTTTGGAAGCGTTTGATAAGAGATTCTTGCCCAATGGATCTAGTGTCTTCAAGGTAGATGCATCCTGTGTTATACTGAGTCTTTTGCCCCTTAATTTCAATGCCGCACGGATACTTAGCACCTGCAGGCGATTCCACAGTATATTGAATTCCCCAACCAGCTTTTTTAAATTTTTTAACATAACCTACTTGTTTATACCCCAACCAAGAAAAAAAGACTGGTGTTTCTATTTGAAAATGCACTTTGTCAAATTGTTTTTGAATAGCTTCTGATATTTTTTGTTTTGCCATTATATATTAGTTAGTACATATACATGATATCTGATCTATAATTTTAAAGACCCTCATATATCTTGTAATTTTGTCGCGCTTAAATGCTTTTTCCATGTTTTTGTCGCGTTGAAGAATATATCCCGATTCGATGAATTTATATACGATGTGCCGAACTGCTTTTAAACTGTTTGATTCAATCATTAAATTTTCGTCATCAATCAAAACTTCAATATGATCAGAACCCCTAGGCATCGAAACAGATTCTGTATCAAGTTCGTTTGACTCTAAAATTTGATCTTTTAATGTTGCAAAAAATTTACCTAGATCCAAGTTATTATTAGAATATCGATATAACGCAGCTTCATATAATTCCATGAAAAATAATATTCGTTCTTTTTTTGGTAATTGCTTGAAGTAACTATATTCTGCATAGTTAACAGTCATTAAATCAAATATTGGTTTCATAAGTTAATACCTGTTTTATTTCAAATAATTCAGTTATCACATCTTTTGGTAACTGCTTCAATTCCATAATAAAATGTTGCGCTTCAGACAAACTAGTTGCCTTAACGCGACCTACGGGTTCGCAAGTACTATCTGCTTTATAATAAAATACGTACGTTGATATAGGCATTTTATTATATATATAAACCTAACTGATATCCCTTTATTGTTGTTTTTACTGCATCATCTAACGTTGTAGATAATTTGCCAATTTCTTGTTTATTTAACATGAAATTGCGTCCTTTAATGGAAATTTCCATAGTAGTATCCTTGCTTAGTTTTTCAGCATACAAATTATCAGACAATGTATTATATAATTTTGCATATGCAATTAAATCTTTGTATCGCATTAAAATATGTTGTCCTGCAATATGCAATTCTCCAATTGTTGTGTTCATTGGATCATCACTAAAATTTTCGGCTGAAATCTTAGCTTCGAATACGAAATCTAAATCTGCCCATGTATTTCCATAGCGAGTTCTAAATTCGTCGCTTACGCCCCATGGATGATTAATACTTTTTGTTGTCATTGTTATTGGAATTTATAAATTAATATTGTATATACGTCTTTTGAATAATTGTGTCGGACTGTCACATATCGATACTTTTCAATAAGCAGGTCCATCATAAGTCCTGGATGTACATAAAAAAAGCCTTCGTGGTGTTTGGTGCCTATAGGCGATAATAAATTAAATGCTACTACTGTATTAGATGCCTCATACATGATATCAATATCATCAAATAGCTTTTGCAAATCTTTGTCTTCAGTTTCACATCTTCGTTGAGTAAAGACTCCTGATGCTACTACCCAATCATGTTTGTTTAATTTTGCGGTTTCAAATGCTCCGATGGTTGTATCATAGCCATATTTTTCTTTAGCTAGATCAGCCATGATTGGATTATGATCAATTCCTGTCCATGGTGCTGGTTCTCCAAAAAATTCCGTGATGAAATTACACATATCACCACGACCACTTCCTATATCTAAAATAGATTGCGAAGGAGTGAATCCTACTAGTAAATTTTGGAACAAATACAATTGTTCATTTGTTTCATGATAGCCAACTGATTTTGGACTATGCATCATGTAATCCGGGTCTGTTGGTGTTAATTCATCCCAACGCTGTTTTTCTTCCGTTGCGGTATCAATGATACCTAAAATTTTGTCTTGTAAGTTTTGTTGTTCCATTATCGTTTATGAATTCGATTAGCAATACGTTCTTTATTTTGCATTTTTTTTTCGTCCGACATCATTTTCTTTAAAGGATGTGTACGGTTCATGTTACGTTCGGTGCGCATAGTTAAAAGTGCATTATTCCATGCTTCTTCTATTGTATCACAATCGTCAAATAGAAATATGTCATTTAAATTTTGATCGTGCCACCCTACATAATATTGACCCTTAGGCGACATATTAAGCATCGCCCCAGGATAATATTTATTAACATGTTTTTGTATAGAATCAATAGATTTCATTACCAAGAAGCTTTACCTGCTGAATTTGCATCTAGATGTGGAATCAAATCATTTGCTACCAATTCCTTGTATGGAATAGTTGTTTGAATTGCATCCGTATCACAAAGCTTTGCAGTTAATAATTTATTGATATAGTTTCTATTGCTAGAATTAGTAGTCATCATAACTAGTGCTGTGCGACTTTCTAATAAAACATCGTATACGGATACTTTATTGATAACTCGTCGATCTAATACGACTGCTACTTGGTTTTTGCCTTCTGTTGTGACAATTACCGTGTTTCCTTCTACATATCCCATTATTCTAAAATTTTAACAATTTTACTGGCATTCACTGATTTTACTTCAAAATCAAACATGTACCCGGTAAAATCTTTAATAACTTTAGCTTCGGCTTCTGTTACCGATAATGCTTCTACAAGATATGTTTCTGTAGTTTTTTTGATTTTTACACCCTTAGGAGTGTCTACTTCGTCCGTTAGTTGGACTTTTGCTGTGTAATAACTCATTTTTTTATTTGTTTTTAATTATTATAACTTATTGATATTATAAGAAAAATTATTTGTAATTCCAATATAGTATGCTACCTATCGCATTATTTTTTAATTTAAAAGTTATAACGTTTTATGTCTTACAACATTTTTTGCGACTTTTGATTTATATGGAGCTAATAGTTCAGCGACTAGTTTTTGAATATCTGATGTATTATATGTTGGATAAAATGGATCCTTGCCGGCGCCGGTTTGTAAATCTGATATTTCTAAATACCCGATACGCAATTTATTTAATGAATCCTTTAAGGCTTTTGTTTGTTTAGTAGAATCATAATCAGTTGAAGATTTTATAACATAATTATATATTAACTCACAATTAAGCAGTTGATCAAACGTAGCAATACTTTGGCCAGCAACCATTAATGGTATTTCTAAAAAATACCATTCTTCAAACCAGTCTTTACAAAAATCCTTAGCAGATTGATTAAATCCTTGTCCTTGTAATTTGCCGGCTTGTTGATTAATATAAGCTATTGCATCAATTGTAATTGCTTGTTTTCGTTTGTCTGCAACATTACTGTTAATTAAATATGTATTAATAACTTTGAAAAATACATCTTCCGAATAATTTGTCATGACCATGCCGTTATCAATTGCTCCGGGCATTTTATTCCAAAACGCAAATGCATTATTAATATATGGAGCAAATCCTTTTTTTGTTAAATAATCTATATGTTCTGTTGATTCTACAATTACATATGATTCTAACATTAAATTTGTATTTTCATTTAAA